CTTATGGTGCCAGCGAGCGTTTCCAACAAGTTGTTCCAAATATTGACAGAAAGAGTTTTGATCTAGCCTGGGTCTGGGTTGAGAGGCTTTGGCACCCATTTTGGTCCAATTCGCGTGTCATGACTTATGATGAGGTGAGATTTCATCCTTGGATCGAAACCAGTCGAAAAGCCAGTGGTGCACCTTGGTCGCAGGCCGGTGTTCCTTACAAAAAAGAGCTTTACGAAGATCCCAAATTCCAATTTTGGTACGATTGTGAGTGGCAAGCGCTTTTTGCCAATTGCGCATCTTTGTCACAGGTTACAGTCAAGAAGGAAACTTTGCCCAAGAAAAAGCTTGAAAATAATCGCCTTCGAAATGTCATGGCTGTTGATGCCTCCCACAACATGGCCAACCAGCAGATGAGCTTTGACCAGAACCATCGCCTCCAGGAGCAACCGATTCACACCAGAACTGCACTAGGTTGGTCACCTTATCGCAATGGCATGAACAATCTTGCACGCCATCTTGGCAAATATGGTGACAAACCAAATGGCTGGGAATTTGATGGTGCTGCTTGGGAGTCGCACATGTTCGAAGAGTGTCTCATGCGAATGGCCGAAATTCGTTGGCGAGCACTTCGCGTTGAAGATCGAACCATTGACAATCTCATTCGTTTTCGCAATATTTACCGCATGATTGCTCAGCTTCCTATAGTTCAGCCCGATGGTTACGCATTTCTCAAGGGTGTTGATGGTATGGGTGGCAATTTGACCGGTCAGGTCAATACTGCGCATGACAATACAATGCTCATGCTTTTTGCCATGGCCTATGCCTTCATCAAGTTGATTGGACCTGATTTCAAATCTTTTCTTGATGATTTTTCACCCATCTGTCTTGGTGATGATTGCACCTTTACCGTTTCCGACAGTGTCATTGACCGCTTCAACGGCCCAGCCATCGCCATTCTGTTGAAAAATGATCTCAACTTTGTCTTTGAGTCACCCTGTTGGGAGCCCCGACCGTTCCATGAATTGGGTTTTCTCTCTATGCATTTCCAGTGGGACCCCAAGCATCGGTCCTGGACACACCAAATCAATCGCGACAAGCTTTTCTCAAATATCCTCCAAGGAGGTACCAACCGTGATCCTGCTGAGCAGATGCAGCGCATGTGCAACATGCGGAATGTTGCTTTTGGTGATGAGAAAACTACGCGTGAACTTGAAATCCTGATTCGTGACTACAAACATCTTTTCTCTTCTCTTGACGGT